AACATACCGCATAGGCAATGCTCTCTCCTTCTCGATCATCATCTGCTGCTAAATAAATCTGAATTGCTCCCTTTGCCGCCTCTTTAATTTGTGTAATTGCTTTTGATTTCTCTTTAATAGATTCATATACGGGTTCAAAATTTTTGTCAATTCCGATGGCAGATAATTCATGCTTTAAAGCACGAATATGCCCCATACTTGCTACTACACGCCAATCTGGGCCTAGAAATCCTTGGATTTTCTGACATTTTGCAGGAGATTCAACAATAACAAGATTTGCCATATTAGATACACTTCTTATATCTTATATAATACATCAAATTTTCTAACACTGTAATATATCATGTTAGATAGTACTGCTATTCTTCTTGAACTTTCAATTATTTCAGCATGCAATGTAGCCGCAGTATATATTGCTGCTATTGTATATGAATTAGAATGGTCGAGTGTTGTTTCTGTTATGGTCGTTGCGTCCCTTATTACTGTATGGCTTGCTCGTCTCGTTATTTCTAAAATGGGTACAAAAAAAATCATTACCGAAACTACATTAGGTGAAAGTTTAACTGCTCTACTTATTGCACTTCTATCATCTATTATTGTATTTATTATTCTTATTTATCGTTTTAATCTACCAATGGCAGTAGGTATGTCATTATTATCAGGTATTGTCACATCCATCATACGGCAACTATTGCAGTAAGAAAAAAGAAGAGTATAAAATATCATTAGAATCATTTCTCTAAGATAGAATGACAACCATTAATCAATCGAGTGGACAAGGTGCTCTTTTTGAATTGGTTGCACGCGGTGTTAAAGATACTTACTTTGTAAAAGATACAAAAGAAAGTATTTTTCCATATGACGCGCGATATCACTCCTCAAATCATCATTTAGCAGAACGCAGAACTGAAGTTCCTATTAATGGAACCGCTTTCGGACAAACCTTTGAAGTTGAGATTGACCCATATGGTGATATATTAACAGAATGCGCCCTTGAAATTGATTTGCCTACATGGTTTCCTTCTCTTCCCCTTCTTCCAAACGGCCAATTATGTACTCCATCCACTGTAAATTCTCTTTATCCTATTACAACAAATGACCTTACGGGTCTATCCTATGGATATGTAAATCATATTGGATATTTCTTATTTGAACGTATTCAATTCTATCAAGATCAGTTTTTAATACAAGAATGGAGTGGCGATGGTCTCTTGGCAAAACAAATGACAGAAGGCTCATGGAATTCTAGCTTTCTAGCACAAACAGTTGGTGGCTTACAAGATACTGTAAATCCTATTACCGATATACCTACTGTACGCGGTATACAACTTCGAGCTACACCAGGTCATCTACGTATTCATCTTCCATTACCTGGTATACAATGCCCTGATGATGGTGGATTTCCTCTAGTAGCAATGGCATGGCAGAAATTTCGTATTAAGTGTACTCTTCGTAATCTTGAAGATTTAGTAGTATGTAGCGATTCTACTATTTTTAAACCTGCGCCATGGAACGTTCCTTCATTTACTTATTCTTTTCCTGATAATTCTACCTATTCATTTGCTCCTCTTTCCCGTAATAAAATAGGCAATCCAACTATTTTACTATCTACCGTTCAGCGTTATGTTTCCCCAGCCGTCCAAGAAGCACTTCGCTCAACTCCTATTCAAATCCCTTTTCGCAGACAATTTGAAAATAATTTTACATTTGGAGAATTAGATTATATTCCATTGGACAAAGGCGGTGTAGCCGCTGTTACGCGACGCCTAGATGGCAGACATCCCACAGAACGTATGTTTTGGTTTTTTCGTACCCAGAATGCACTCGATCATAATCAATTAGATAATTTTAGTAATGATTATTTTGATACTCATGTACCAACCGAGGCTCAACCCTATACCACACCCTATGGCTCTTTCTATTATCGTATTAAGCTCATTATTGCAGGAAGAGATCGTGAATTAATACATGAACCATTTCTATGGCAACAAATCGTTCAGCTTGCAAAAGATGAAAAAGCTTGTGGAAAAGAAATCAGCTCCATGAAATGGTCTCGTGGAGACACCTTTGGAACCATTTATCCTACTGCACGTGTTCCAGAAGGAACTGTTAACTTTACAACTGCAGATAGACCCACTTTTTATGTAGAATTAGCAAATGTAAATATGAATATTCTATTGGCTCAGCGCAAATCTGAATGCCGCGTCTTCACAGAAGGATGGGATGTATATGAAGTAAAGGAAGGTCGTGGCAGACTCCTCTTTGCAAATTAATACATTTTATATAATAGATAGTACAATGAGTACAATACGGCGAACAAAAAAAGCAACAAATAAGGTAAAACAAAGGCCAATTTGTGTAGGTATTATTACCATTCCACATCTGAAGAAAGTAAAACACGGTTCGTCTCATGTTATGAAAACCTATGTTGATTGGTTTATTAGCCGTGATATACAAGTTGTACTTATTCCCTATGATACGACCGAACATGAATTATATTTTAATATGGTACATGGTCTTCTAATTCCTGGAGGGGAAACTGGATTTGTTGTTAAAAATAAAACATTTATGAATTCTATTATACGATTTATTGAACTCTCTTTGCAGCCTCATGTCTATTTTCCAATATGGGGAACATGTTTTGGATTTGAAATGTTGCTCTTTGTCATTGGAGGATTTACCAAGTTGAAACGTTATTCTGCAGATGGACTCTATCCCATTACGATAACAGAAAAAGGGCGAACATCACGAATGTTTCGTTCCTTTTCCCCAAGTTATCTTCATTTTTTAGAAAACAAACCATCCACTCTACAGCATCATGATTATGCTATTTCATCCGATGATTTTATGAATAATATTCATTTATCACGATTTTACACCATTTTAGCAACCAGTATTGATAATAAAGGTCAAGAATATGTTGCTGCCATAGAATGTCCCTATTTTCCAATTTATGGTGTAATGTGGCATCCTGAACGCCAATCCAATGCGGGCGCCTTTGCCAATTTCTTTCTTTCTGAACTCCGCAAAAATAAGAGAAAAAAATATCCCATTCCTTCTTCTTTCCTCTTCTCACCTACTTCAGAACAATCTCATTATATTCCTCATCATTGCTCCCAATATAAACATCTCGAACATTACATCTGCTATTTCTTCAAATAATGTATATCATATAATGTATATCATATAGAATAATTGGTTATTATTGTATATGATATTTTTGGTTTACTTGGAGTACAATTAATTATTTTTTTAAAAATACGATTTCATTCTCTTGTGTCTTTATGATATTATTAACAAAATCTGACATATTATTATCCTTTTGCAATAATTTTTTACTCATATGAACCGCCATAGAATGATGTGGTATCATACCTAATTTATACTGAGATTCTGTTATCATAAATTGATTTCTAATACACCATATATTAACAATTACTAATAATCCACCTAACATTAATGCATTCATGTTTTTATAAATTAAACCCATAAATAAAAACATCCATCCAGTCATAAGCAGTGTCATGTATACATCATTTATACTAAATCGTATATCATCTATCTTATCCACCCAGACATTCATTGTTGATAATAAACCTGATATAATCATTATTAAGAACATAATAGTATAATGATTATGTTCTACATATTTCATTTTATATAGTATCAGAAATAAATTATTAGAAGTACAATCGTACATCTTTATTGTTTAAATCCACCCTTCATCCATTCAGCTACCTTCATCGTATCTGAACTCTGAAAAAGAGGCTGGCAATTACCATTCACAATTGCCAAAAAGCATGGAATCGACTTTACTCCACAATATCCAGGAGTATAATCATTCTCATCCAAATCACACTCATACCATGTAATTTTATCACTTAGACCCAATAGGAAATTCATATCAAGACGCTTACAGGGGCCACACCACCCCGCTGAAAATTTCACGATTACAATTGGATCATGCGGTACTTCTGGATTTTTCTTGATGAGACTTTCGAAAAACTCCTGGCTCGGGAGGGGTGTCATTTGGTTCTGGTGAGACATTGCGTTTGGATCGAAAATACGTTAATAATAAACCAGTAGCCGAAATAAAGGCAACTGTTCCTAATAATGTATAGGGTAGCGCGTTTAAGTTGCCACCCGATTGCGCTCGCTGCATATTAGATGATGCCTGTAGTGCACCCTGCGTAGCTGTCTCTGTTAAGGGTGTAATACTACCAATTGTACTTGCAGCACTTACAATTCCCTTAATATTATCAGCCAATGCTGGTATTTCTGTAGCAGCAGCTTTTGCCGCATCAGCTGTTTTACCAATGGTTGTCATAGTTGCAGTAATTGGTGCTGTTGTAGCCTCTACCAATCCCGTTAATGGACCAATAAACATCTCAATAATATTCAATATAAAACGAGGAATCAATGAGAGAAGACGCGATTTGAATGTTCCTCCCTCCTTTCCAAAAAACTCACCATTATTATTAATCACACCCTCTGTATCTGTGAAAAATAGAAATACATGATATAACCACCATCCAATTGCAACAGGTGCTCCAATAAAACTAATTAATAATATAAGACGAATCACTCCCGTTTGATTATCTCCTAAAATAAAAGAATCCAAACCAAAAACACCGCCCATCATCAAACATAATGCATAAATAAAGAAATTCCAATGTAAAGCACTTGGTTCTTCTTTTGATAAAACACCCGCTGCAATTCCTTTTGGTCCTAAAACAGGTATACCTAATCCATATAGTTTAACAACATCACTATTAAATAGCGCTTGGGCTATATCATAAATATACCATACTCCAAAAAATAAAATATTTATTACCAGTTTTGCCAGAAATGTCAGAGGAGACCGTAAATATAAATGATCGAGTGCAAAAAATCCTCCCAAAATGGTTAATCCCAAGAATACCTTATAGGATAAATAAATACTGTCCCCTTTTTCATCTTCTTTCTTACCAAATAATTCAAACTTCTCTAACCAAAATTTGAGATTGGAGACAGTCGTTCCCATTACTGTCTACATTGACTTTTTTGGCTCAGATGACACTCGCTTTTTTATACAGTAAATAATAATCCTCCAAATCCATTAATCACACGAAATACATTGTAATTATGCCCGTATACTACAAGACGACAATTACCTCGCTGTTCATAGGTTGGCATAAGCGGATTACTTAGAACTGGATTCATTTGAATCTGCCATACAATGCTATCAATTCTACTAGCATTCATTGTTCCAGTGGGCTGTACATCCTCTGGTCGTAAGGCAAAACAATAATTATAAATAAATGAGTTGACCGGAGTGGTAGTGTGATGGTCGTAGGGCTGTTCTAACCGAAAATATTGAGCGGTTCTTGCCATAAATCGATCATATCCATCCAATTGTAATTTTGCTGTAGAAATCAAATCCATACGACCCGCTGGCGCATTAGAATTTAAATAAGGTATAACCAATGCAGGTGTCGGCTCATCAATCGCCAAATTACTGTAATTAAACCATTCATTTCGATTCATCATTGCATCACGTTGCGCCATAAAAATAAATTCTTTCATAGGATGATTAAATTCTACAGAAATAGTTGCCGTATTCTGCTGTGCTGTTAATGAATAAGGTGGTGTATATTGTACCTGTTCAATGATATATTCATGGGAATTACTTACAAATAAACGTCTCTCTTCCACATCTAAAAATACATAATCTCCCCATAACATCATATTCACAATCTGTGAAGTACAATCCACCTTTATAGAACACGCAGGCATCCAATTTGTCTGATCGTTCGGAGGAGGTACCCAAAACAATTGTTGAAGAGGTCTCAAAGTAATATTAATACGAATAGGACTATATTGTAGAGCAATTAGAGGAATATATAATCCTGGATTATTACAAAAATAGAATTGAAGTGGAATCAATAGTCGTATACCTTCAGATTGTGAACCTGGAATAATATTAGGAGGATTGAAAGGCTCAATTCGTCCAATCATTTCGTTCAATGCATCTCGCTGTCCTGCTGGAGTAGTCAATTGCGTCCATACTTCCATCCATTCACCTGTCTGCTTATCAATCTCTTGCTCTCCTACTTCAAATGTAATCTCCTGAATCATTGCATGACCGATTGAATTCGTATATGACAATACATTTCCTGATGTGTCTTTTATTTGAGGCAAAGTTACATCTAAATAGACACGTCCCAATAAATCACCGCGTCTCGGAATCAAACATGTTATACGTTGGCCAAAATTGGGTGTTCCATCAAAATACATAGGCTGCGATTCAACAGCAAACTGAGTATGACGGCGATATACCATCTTAAAAAAACTAATTTGAGGATTTCCTGTTAAAAATAAATCCTGCTTTCCTGTCGCAACAAGTTGTAATAATCCTCCACCTGCTGGCATCCTGTTGATTGGTCCGGATATTTACTTATTGATTTGTATTCACACTATTTCTTTTAGATAGTATACTTTCTCTATGAAAATATAATATATACTCTATCATATTTTCATATTATGCAGCTTTCTTATGTATTTACTTAATCATTTATTCATTTATTTAATTGTTCCTTTATTTCATTGATTTCTGTCATCAATTTATGTATTAATTCTGTATGCTGCCGAGCCTTCTCACGTAATTCCTCTATTTCTTCGTGTATCGTTTTATTATCTATAATTGGTGCATGAACGGTTGGTGGAACAGACACTTGATACATAACAGGTTGATAAGCAGATTGATACATAATTATCTATGTTTTAGCATGATTTTTCTTTTTATTTATTATACGCCATTTATACCGTATATTGTCTTATCATATTAATTTGTCTTATAAGTGCAACTTACAAATGCCGCAATCCATGCTGGTTGATTTTGTGCGATTTTTTCCAAATATTCTTCTTTTGTAATAATTGTTCCATTTGGTAAGAGATATCGTAGTTGATAGGCTGGTTTGGTAAGAGGAACTCCATTTGAATCTACTTTTTGAAATTGCTGAATATTTCCATTTTCATCCTTATCTTCCACCTCCACTTCCTCTGTTTTAAATTGAGGGGCACGGTGTTTTCCAACGACTACACCATTTTCATCATATAATTCAACCTCTACAAATTGTTGTACCTCTTTTGTAGTTGTCTTGGATACTGTCTTTTGTATATAACGCTGTTGCACTTCATCATATACTATTTCTTTTGTTGATTCTACCGTTGTTTCAGTAATATAGATTGGAACCTGTTTTGTTATCGTTTTCTTTTTCGTACACATAATGGGTAATGGAGGTGCTGTAAAATCGCAATCAATGGTTATCTTTCCTACAGTATAGTTCATAATTGTTCCTGTTCCTTGTGCCATTCCATATCCAGGAACATTTGATGTGGTAATCAAATCACCATTTTGTAATGGACCATTCTCATTACATACCCATATACCTCCTTCACCAAGTGAATTTAGAAAGATACGCTGTTTTTCACCGAATGGATTTTGATAAATGGATACAAATCGTCCTGCATTTTGTGATTTACGAGTATTATTTGTATCTTCTGTATCTGAGACAATTCCAAAAATGGTTGTAGAATAGGCTTTGCTAGATAATATCACTTCAGGTAATGATTCATTAATCGTAATATGGTCGACTTGTGATGTATTATCTAAGTTCTCTGTTAAAGACCATAATGAACCAGAAGCACATGCGATCAATCCAACAGATTGGACGGGATCAATCGATGTATCAAACGTACAACGATGCTGACCTGTAAAATTCATTAATCTGACACCAGCAGTATCATTTTCAATAACACCGCATACATCAAATACATTAAATGAACCACCTGTATTTGCCATAAAATATAAATTTGCATTAACATTATTATTCATTCCAAAACGAAATTTTCCACCACTTGATGTTTCAAGATTGATTTGTGAATAGATACCAGATGCATTAGAAAAATTTTCAGTTACACCATTCGTAATATGAAGTGGATAGGACGGAGTTGTACCAATTCCCAGATATCTTGATATGTTTACAGGCGTATTTCCCCAACCCATATCTCGACCGATTGTGAGTAAGTTGCTTGAATTATTAGAATAACCACCTCTATAATAAAAAAAAGATGCAAGAACATTGCCAGCATCATGAACTGCAATTTCTGTATTATCCGCACATTCTAACATAAGACCTGCAGGATTTCCACCAGACGCCCATGCGGTTGCATTACCACCACCATAACTTATTGTGGTATCTCCAATTGTCAATGAACCCGCTGCCATCAAATTATTAGGAACAGCATAAGGTGTTCCTGCATGAATGTTTGCTCGCCCTTGAACGGATAATTTAGAATATGCATTAGGTGTAACTCCTATACCCACATTTCCATTGGTTGCTGTAATGGTTATACCACCACCGCCAGTACTCTGTAGGCGTAAATCTCCAGCATCATTTCTAACGGTCATTGCATTGGCACCACCATCACCAGTTCTTGCCGATCCATTCTTAAAAATAACGCCATCGCTGCCAGAATCATTTCCAAGTCTTAAAATTGGATATCCAGACGAGTTTCCATTTTTAATATAGCAAGCAACTTCATTCGATGCTACTGAATCTTCAATATGCAACTTAGAGGATGGAGATGCTCCAATACCTACCTTACCATCTCCCAGAATACGCATTCTTATATTTTCAGAAGTTCGGTCAGTTGTTGTTGCTGAATAGGTATCAAAATGAATTTCAGCTGCCCTTAATCGTATTCGGTCAGGACCTGATGGACCACTTATATCATTTCCCTTAAATAATAGAAGTTCAGATGATTCTGCGCTTCCCCATAGTCGTTGTTCTATTACAGTATGATCGTATGCGGAATCTCCTGCTACACCTCCAAAATAAAGAGAAGTTGTTCCATTCAAATTATTACCAACATACATTGAACCCGAACAATGTATATCACCAGATACATCTAATTTGTATGCTGGAGGAGAAATGCCAATTCCAATACGACCACTTGTATCCATCATCATACCATTCGCCCAAGTTATTGCTGAACCCTGTGCTACACCTGATGCATAATTAAAAACTAATTGATTATTCGATTTATAGATATTATAATTGCTTCCACTATGAGCACTTCTCCAAAGACCATCAAAATAAGAATCAAAATTCAATGATATATTATCATGAGACCAATTCAATTGATGAAAGAGAGGGTAGTTGTCTGTTCCATAGCAACTAATATGACCTCCATTCGCAACACTTGAATCTGTTCCACGTACAGTTAATTTAGAAATATTTGAAATTCCAGGTGCTGTTGTATTAATGAGTACTTGACCGTCGCTTGTAATACGCATTCGTTCCGCATTTGATGTAGCAAATCCGAGAGGAGCTGCATTTATTACGCCAACCCATCCACCATACGCA